GTAGAACTGTGCTGCCTGATCTAGTTGTGAGCGGTACTGACTTAGCTCTTGTGTCTTTTTTGTGTAGTCTGCCTGTCGAGAGTATCCCTTAATGAGTTCATCTTCAGTAACCTCATGGTCTTCACCATTTATCTTAACGGTGTAGACATCAGGTGTGTCAACTTCCTCTTCAGTTTCTTCTTCTTCGGGTGACTCTTCCTCTTCATCCTCTGTTTCCTCTTCCGCTTCTTCAGCTTCAGGTTCCTCTTCGGATGCTTCGGGTTCGCCTTCAGATACTTCCTCTGATGGTTGTGCTTCCTCGGTTTCTGGTTTCTCCCTTTCGGGGTCCAGCATCCCAAGGATAGCTGTCTCTGCTTCTATAATGCTACCCTCACCTGGGGGTAGTGATATATCATGCGGGGCGACTTGCTTATCCGCTGCCATTTTTTTATTCTCCTATAGTTGGTATTGCTGCATTTTCTCAGCCATCTGTCCAGTTTCCAAAATGGATTGAAGATGGATGCGAAGTCTATCCAGCAGTCTCATAGCTAACCAAAGCGATTCTCTGGTTTCCTTATCACCGGTACCTGATTGTTTCCAGGTATCCAGTAAATCTTTTTCAAGTGTTTCAAATGCCTCTACGATGAGAGGATCGTTTAGTAGAGATTGCGCTCTACGCGCTCTGTCATCCAATGGCTACCGGTCTTCCTTGCTCAGCTTCGAGCTGGATCTCTGCCATCTTCAGATTAGCGTCAACCTGTGTCTTCATGGTTTCCAGTTCTATCCTCTGCTGTTTTATGTTAATGTCGGCAGCCTTGATTTCAAGCTCTTTCTGTTTAAGCTGCATCTCCATTTGCTCTATTGATTCCTTGGGGTCAGGTTGGTCTGGTATCTGATCGGGATCAGTCAAGAAGTCCTCAACGTTCTGGAAGCCCATATTCTTTATGAGTGCTGCTCCCATGTTATAAAGATTCTTCTGATTCACAATCTTCAGACCACCCTTCATTGCATCCCCTGCAAATGAAAGCATAGTGGAAAGGTGCATCAACTGCTGATCACGATTACCGCTTCCTATTCCTACGGAAACAGTACAATCGTATTTATCTAGCCACATGTCTGGTCTGACTGTAACGAAATTATTTCTCAGCCTGATGACCCTTTCATGGTCCTGATTCTTTTGTAGTAACTCAAATATATTGAGCATCAAATCCTTCACACCCGTTTCTGCGAAGCTCCTCGCAATAAGTTCTACACGAGACTGTGCTGCCGTCATTGTGGCAGACACAGCCTGTGCAGTGGTGTGGGAGGTTAGTGCATTTTCATTTAGACCCTGGCTGTACTTGCTTACACCGGATCTTGATTCCCTAAGTTTGTCAAGGTAGTCAAGCATCTGGAACGAGCTTTGTTCAAGCTGTGGTGTGGCTAACGGCATGATAGCATTTGGTGACTTGACTCTCACAATCCCTCCGGGTCTTTGCGTGAGCAAATCATCCAAGTTAGCCTGACCCTCTAAAATAGCATATCTACCAAAGTTCTGGTTGTACATGTTATCCATGAGGTTTCGTGTCAATACAGATTTTATCAACTGAATTGACATTACAAGATCCGCAATAGATAACCCAAAGAACTTGTGCGGGATCTTAATCGGTGTGATGCTTACGAAGGGAATCCTATCAATAGGATCATTCTGGAGGATCTCGCTCCCTACCGTTGTGATCTTTCTGAGTTCCGCAATCCCATCATCATCTTCATCTATGCGGATATAACTCTCGTGCAACCAATACGATTTTAGCTCTTCACTGTTTCCCGCTCCCTCATCGCCCCAGCCTGACCAGAACTTAGCGGAGTCATCGTACTCATACCTTGCTAATCTTTCTGCGGAGAACGCATCTATATCCGTATCACCACCACCCATCGCCTCTACATCATCTATCTCAAATCCCATCTCCCGTAACTGGGAAACGGTTTTAAGTACGCGATGACAGACAAACCTAGCATCCTGGATTGTCTTTGACTCTCTGGAAATAAGGAACTCATCAGGTGGAACATTCTCTACCTTTACTCTTCCTGACTGTCTCCTTCTTTTTATAACAACATCATGGAACTCACCTTCCTCTTCCATTCGTGGGGTGTGCTCGATTATCTCAACATCATCATTCATAATGAGCATATTGAATTCTACTTCATCGAGATTGTTGTACTCCTCCCTATTCCAATCCTCTGTCTCATCCCACCAACACTTAACGATACCATTCTTTTGTAGAAGTGCATCAGTGAACCAGGAGTAAAGGATTTCCCAACCAGGGTTGTCACGCATGAAAACATAATTAACATAATCCGTGGCTTGCTTGGCTGACTCTACATCCTCTGGACCCTGCGGATTAAAAACAACCACCTCATCACCTGATGCAAAGATCTTCATTAGGGAAGGTTTGATCCACTCAATCGTATCCATGACACTAGAGTCTACATACTGGCTCCTTCCTTCCACCTCATTTCCGAAGGGAAGACCATAGTAGTAAAGCATAGCATCTTCACGCTGCTTGGAGATCTCACCACCGTACCCAAGTGAGTCTGTTATCTCTCCCCTTATTCTACTTAGAATTTCGTCATCAGTTAGTTTCATACAATGCCCATGTTTTTATATTCAATCTCCTTACTCCAGTCTTCTTCTCCACCAGCTATACCGAATCTATCCATTGATTGAAATGCGTACCTTGTTGCTGACATTAAGTCATCTCTGACAGGAACGATTTTCCCTGCCTTCCTGTGATACATCCTAAACTCCTCAAACCAGTCAGAAAGTGTGGAAAACACCTTAAATCGGTCATTTTCCATAGCTTGAAGCATAGCCATTATGCCTGTTTCTATGGAGTTTCCACCCTTCTTTTCCCCTAAAGCAGGGGGGTTTGTGAAGTGATCAAGGAGCATGTTGATACCATGACTCCTGTATTGGTCTGCTAGACCTGGATTCCCCATAGAATCCTTCCTATTTCCATCATGGGGGAATACCATTGGTATCCAATTGGGTCTGGTTTTGATGTAACCAGAGTGAACGTGCGGTGTGGCTTTAGACATTCTATGACAATCGTAGAGATAGTAAGTATCTTCTTCCCTATCCCATGCTAACCACACTACTGCTGTGGGGTGGTCATAACCAAAGTCTATCGCTGACAGCCTAGCCCACTCTATTGGGATCTCAAATGGCTCTACAATCACCTTGTCTTCCTGTACAGGGAAGACTAAGCCCGAACCTATAGAGGGTCTACCGTATCTCCTCATCTCCCTCTCATGGGGAGAATAGGAAGACAGGATCTGCTCCATAACCGATTCGTTAAGGTGCCCATTCTGTCCATTCATGGAGATGACTTTCTCTGAAGCATCATCCCATGTTGCATTTGTTAAAGACTGCCCTTGTTGGAGGTTGTTCATAAAGGATGCAACTGTCTCTGTCATTCCTTGTTCGGGGGTGAAGGTCATGTAAACCATCCCCCTCCTGTCTAGGGTACGGGTTACAGCTTGCGAGTATATATCCCTTGAAGGTTCCTCGTCAAGCCAGATCACATCTACGGATCTACCCTGCCACTTCTCTACTCCCATCTCATATGCCTTGAAGAATAAAGAAGAGTTCCCACCGCTAACGTGTTTTATGAGTGCCACACTCTTCGCGTTAGGTACTCCAGGTTTTCTCTCGGTTTTTATTATTAGATTTTTCGGTATAGTACCGGAACCGAAAGCCTCTGGATCATCGGGGGAACCCAATAATTCAAACTGAACGATGTCTCTGGTTGTCTCGTTAGAGACACCACCAGCCCATGCTATCACAGGTTGGCGGAACTTTCTTCCTTTCCACCAATCTGGATAGAATCCAGTTAAGTGAAAGGAAAGCTCCATACTACCACAGAATGACTTACCAATTCTGTTAGCAGCCATGAGAAGTCTCTGGTTGCAATCCTTCCCTGTCTCGTGGAAGGTGGATTGGTATGGGTAGGGATCGTATGTATCAATCCTATTATACCTCTCCCTCTTACGTTGTTCGCGTAAAAGTTCTAAACTTCTAATGTTTGATGAGTGCGTTGAGTTCCCTTTGGATTTCCTCATCTGACATTCGCTCTACGTTTGTCTGTTCAATGCGTTCTACAGGTTTCAGTCCCGCTCTATCCAGAAGATCCTTGATTGCCCCAAGGCGTACACTCTCGCTCTCTGCCTTCTGTGCCAGTTCTGTAAGCCAATGGATGCTTGCGGGAACCTTGTCTTGAAGTATCTTTTGAGTCTGTTCATGTATTTCATTGCTGAGAAGTTTCTTGAGTTCGTATCCCTTCTGTTTAGCTGTCTTTTGGGAATAGCCAGCCTCCACTGCAGACTTGGCTGCATTGCCAGTAAGTGAATAATACTCAACAAATTTCTCTTGTCTTTCAGTCATTATCTTCCACCGGGTCTTGTAGGTGGCTTACCATATCCTGGTTTAGCCTTCTTCTTTTTAGGCGGAGGCATCCATGCAAAGCTGTCTACCCCTGATGTAATATCCTGTAATTCCTGGCTACCAACAGTGGTGTATCTCTTGACGATAGTAGGATCAACCTTTGCTAATTCCACTATAGCCTTTAGCTCCTTCTTCACCTTCTTTCCTTTGGAGGCATTGCTTAATGCCTTCTTCACTGCTGATGCCACTACTACCTGCTCTTCAACTGAAGTGCGCTTTTCCTTTGGTTTCTTTTTAATTTCCACAACACGCTCTTCGCTGACTTCCTCTTCAGGTCCAGTGCCTTCCTCAAATGGTGCCTCATAAAGGGGACTTGCTGGATGGAACCTTAACTGTGCAGCCCTATCCTCTATCATCATGTTTTCAATTTCTTGCTCTCGACTGATAACTGGTTCAGGTACTGATGCCCGAAGTATGTTTGCCATATCTACG